CTAAAACCAGATAGTCATTAAACCATGTCTCCCGCAGTCCAATACGATTCGCACTGAACTGAACGAGAGCATGATGGACGAGTGCCATCGAAGCCCAGGAGCTTAATGCTCCCATTGGCTGACCAGTACCATATCGAACGAATCTTTGACCTTCCGCGAACAAAAACTCACGGTCGGTTAAAAGATTAGCCCATATATTCACCCTTGTATATCCCTCTTCCAAGGTCTCATCATGAGACCTCAAAAGTGGACCCAATACCTCCTTATATAATTGAAGAGGTATTAGATCCGTTGCAGCTTTTAAATCAAAGCTCCAGTGTGGATGTAATTCCTTACGGAAGTACTCCAAAACTCGATCATCTTGATTAAACGTCGCATCCATCGGAAGCAGACGTAGAATCTCGAAGAGGAAGTCATGCACTGGTTTACAGGCAACTTGGGTGAAATAGTCACAAATGGCGATCACTCGAACTTTACCGGCTGGCTCATTTATGCAATGAAGACGTCCCAAAAAAGGACGATGGGGATAATCTATCTCCCAGCTGTTCGGAACCAACTGACTTTTAAAAACAGAGGTCAGCTCCTCATCTCCAAAACGAGATAAAGGAGTCCGAGTAGCCATCAAAGCGGTTCCATAACCACCATCACCCCACATTTTCTCGGTGGAAACTAATTTCATCAATTCGACCATAGCATGGTCAAAATGGTGAGCGAACCAGGCAGAAGCCCAGTTCTTAGTATTCCTATCCCAAGCTTTTGCATCCATGATTATTGACCCTAGAGCCGGTCCACAAATATTAGGACCAGCTCTAGTAGGTAAATAACCGTAGGCGCTCTCATACTCAAATTCGGGAAGTCTTCCTGTTTTTGAGAATTTAGCTAGTAATCCCGGGAAAACTTCCTGGCAAAACTTTCTAAACTCGAGAAAAGTCTCATTTTCAGAAAAATCTGGATGAGCTTTCTCTATGGTAGCTATATCGGGCTCTGGATAATTTGATTCCAGAGCTCTATATATGTTCATCAGGGAAGCCATGAGACGAACAGTCCATGGTTTCTCACGACGAATCAGTCTACGGATCAGAGGTGGCCAAACTGCAGGTAAACCCGCAGTAAGGCGAATTCCGATTCCTAATGGGTGAGTAGTGGATAATGGATTACCGGACATAAATGAGTACAAAGTAAATAATGAAATTTTCATATATTTAACTAGGTACAGCCGTCCATTACATACAAGGATTCTGAATAAGAATTGGAAATATTGCTCAAAATGAACAATATATCGATGTGGCTGGTTCTCTCCTAAGAAGTGCAGGCACTCTCGTACCCACAGAACTAAGGTCCGGTTAAACAAACGGAAATCATAGGGAGTTTTTCCCTTTCCGCGTTTAATCAAGGAAACCATCTCCTTATCTTTCGATAAATGAATAGTTCTTCGGACTAAACTTTGTAAGTCCAAGAAGTACTTAAAATAAGTACGGGAAGATCTGTTCCATTTCCCATATTCACACCCTGAAAAGGGGGAATTTTGAGAAGGATCTGGAGAAGATGAAGTGGGACGTTTTGAGCCTGGTCGAGCCACTACGATTAGTGGAAGGTCGTTACTCGAGGCTACCTTAATTATTGCGAGGTAGTCGGGATTGTTCAAATAGAGCAATCCAGAGGGATCCATTGGATCTACAACGACAAACGGACGTAGCCGTTGCAAATCCCAATCGACCAACACGC